AAAACGTTATCCGTATAGCGGAAACAAAAAAGGATCTATCGTAACAACGATAGACCAAAAACAATTTTCAAAGATTAGTCTTGAAGCCATTCGTGGTATTTCTCAAGCAATTCCATTGTCGTGATGGTTGCTACAAGACCACTTACTGTACCGAGTTGTAAACCATTTGAATGATCAATATCTTTAGTAGCTTCATTTGCCTTTTCAGCTATTAAATTCATATCCTCTTCGGTCAGTGACTTACGAAAATCATTGAAAGACTTCATTACAAATACCTCCTCTCCGTAATGATATTTTCATTATATCACGGAAAGGGCTTAACTATAGAAAGGACGGTGTATCTATTTTGGACACAAAAAAAGCGACTGACGGCAATCAGTCACTAACAAAAATAAACTTAACTAGATTATATCACATTTAAAAGGAGCACGCTATGCCGAAAGTCGAAATAACTTACAAGGCTGTCGGAATCAACGAAGATGCCGAGTGGGGCGATTATGACCACTTAATGCAACGTTGGGAAGGTTTGAGCAAGAGCGTTGCAAAACAGTGGGCAGCCGAAATGCGTGAACATCCAGAATTTAACAAGTACATTGACAATCCAACGCACAAGATAGTCTTTGTTAACTACAAAGGATTTGAGTTATTTGTCAAATGGAAATCGCGCAACAGATACTTAAGCAAGAAAGAAACATTAGCTGAAATGCTAAAAAACATGAAATTAGAAACAGGAGTTTTAACATGACATTATTTAACTGGATTTTTACAAAACCTAACAAACAAGAAACTACTCAACCAGAATTCGTGTTTGAAAGTTGGGAAACAAAAGCTAAGCGCTATGACAATGTTATTAAAGCGCAAAACGCTATGACACGATACATTCAAAGAGGTTGATATGATACAAGAAGTTATTAATGAAAATGCGTTCTTGAAAGACGAAAACAAACGTCTAAACAACGAACTGACAAAACATTACTTTGCGACAGTCGCAAAAGCAAATTTACTCGACATTATCATTGCTGAGGGCTATATCTTGCCATCAACGCTTGATAAATGTATCAATCAACTTGATGAAGTTGACCAACTAGAAATTAGAAAGGTTATGACAAAATGAGATTGGCAAAACAAAAATTAGGAGCTCAACAAAATGGATATGGTCGTATTGGGTGTGATATTGATATTTACAATGAAATCGCTGAAATTGCAGACAAATGTGGTTATACATTGACAAGTGTCACGAATGCACTGCTTGGCTTCGCTTTAGAAAACAGTGAAATTATCACGGAGACTAAAACGGTAGAAGTTAATACATTCAGAATTGGAAGTGAGGATTTTGATGGTAACAATCAATAAATTAGAAATTGAAAACGTCAAACGGATTAAAGCGGTCAAAATTGAACCGTCTGCAAGTGGTTTAACTGTAATTGGTGGAAATAATAACCAAGGTAAGACCAGTGTTCTGGACAGTATCGCTTGGGCTCTTGGTGGTAACAAATACAAACCAAGTCAAGCAGAGCGTGAGGGCTCAATGGTACCGCCAACACTGAAAGTGACTTTGTCAAACGGTCTTATCGTTGAACGTAAAGGTAAGAACAGCTCGCTTAAAGTCATTGACCCTAACGGTCAAAAAGCAGGACAACAGTTGCTTGATAGCTTTGTGGAAGAATTAGCTATCAACTTACCTAAATTTATGGAAAGCACGCCAAAGAACAAGGCTAACACGCTTTTACAAATTATCGGTGTTGGCGATCAGCTAGCAGAACTAGAGCTAAAAGAAAAGGAAATCTATAATCAACGTCATGCAATTGGTGTGATTGCTGACCAAAAGGAGAAGTTTGCAAAAGAACAGCCATACTACCCAGACGCGCCAAAAGAGCTTGTCAGCATTTCAGAACTTATTCAACAACAGCAAGCTATTTTAGCTAAGAATGGTGAGAATGCTCGTAAGCGTCAAAACGTGACAGTCATTCAACAAAACTACGACTTTAAAAAAGCCGAAGTAGAGGACTTTAAGCAAAAGCTGAAACAAGCAGAAGCGCAATTGGCACAGCTTGAAAATGATTTGTCTATTGCACAGACTGACGCTATGGATTTGCACGACGAGTCAACAGCTGAAATCGAAGAAAATATTGCACGTATTGACGAAACCAATCGCCGTGTTCGCGCTAATCTTGATAAAGATAAAGCCGAAGACGACGCAAAACAACAGCGTGAACAATACAACCAATTGACTAATGAAATCGAAGCTGTACGTCAACAAAAAACAGACTTGTTAACTAACGCAGACTTGCCACTTGAAGGCTTGTCAGTTGATGACGGTAAGCTACTTTATCAAGGGCAAGAGTGGGATAACATGTCTGACAGTCAACAGCTTATGGTGGCTACTGCGATTGTTCGTAAGCTTAAACCAGAATGTGGTTTTGTTCTGATTGACAAACTAGAACAAATGGACCAAATCACACTTGAACAATTTGGCGCTTGGTTAGAACAAGAAGGCTTACAAGCTATTGCCACTCGCGTATCAACTGGTGAGGAGTGCGCTGTGATAATCGAGGACGGTTATTCAGTCGTCAACGAAGCGCATCAAGCACCAGCTACAAAACCAACATTTACAGCAGGTACATTTTAAGAAATAGGAGAAAAAAACAATGAAACAAACTGAAACATTTATCGTCTTTCGTGACAAAGAAAGCGGTCGCTTTTTAACCGAGTATAAAAACAACGAAGATGTTCTGGCATTCACAGCAAGCTATAAAAAAGAAATTCAATCAGCACTTTTTATTCCTGAAAAATATTTTGAAAAAGATAAAGAAAAATACGACGGTTTGCTACAAGCTCTTAGAGCAGAAGCGCTTAAAGTTGAAGCAACATACACACTCACAACACTTGATGGTGAAGAACCAGGAGAAATTAAAGTAGACAATCAAAGCAAGGCTAAAATGCTATTTGATGCACTTGACGATATTTTCGGAGGTGACGATTAATGCAAATTACAAAAGGAAAACGCGCACGAGCCCAAAAAGTAGTTGTCTATGGTCCTGAAGGTGTTGGTAAATCAACCTTTGCAGCACAATTTCCAGAAACACTGTTTATTGATACCGAGGGTTCAACTGATAACATGGACATCTCACGCTTGGATAAGCCATCAAGCTACACAATGTTAAAAACTGAAATCGCTTGGCTGAAAGCTAACCCGACAGCTTGTAAAACACTTGTCATTGACACAATCGATTGGGCAGAAAGTCTAATAGTAGATGACATCTGTGCACTGCATCAGAAAAAAGGTATTGAAGATTTTGGCTATGGTAACGGTTATGTTTACGTTAAAGAAGAATTAGGACGTTTTTTGAACAGTTTATCAGAACTTGTAGATTTAGGTATCAATATTGTGTTAACTGCACATGCCCAAATTCGTAAGTTTGAACAGCCTGACGAGATGGGATCTTATGACCGTTGGGAACTTAAGCTTGGTAAAAAAACAAGCTCACAAACTGCACCACTCGTTAAAGAATGGGCTGATATGGTTTTGTTTGCAAATTATAAAACAGTCGTAATGACTGCTAATAACAAAAAGAAAAAAGCAACTGGTGGGCAACGTGTTCTGTATACACAGCATCACCCAGCGTGGGATGCTAAGAACCGTCACGGCTTGCCAGAAGAAATGCCATTTGATTATGCAGGCATTGCACACATCTTTAATCAAGCGCAACCACAGCCTACACCTCAACCACAACCACAACAAACAGCGCCTGAACCTGCTCCACAAGCACCAGCGCAGGAACAAACACCAACTGCCGAACCAGCGCCACAGGTTCAACCACAGGCGCAAGAAACACCACAGCAACCGTCACAAGCGCCTGAAAGCTTAACGCAGCCTGCGCCAGAACGTCAACCTTACCAAGAGCCTAATTTAGCCTTGCCACAGGCTCTGCGTGATTTGATGATACAAAATCAAGTCACAGAGCTTGAAGTCCAAAAGGCAGTTGCTCAAAAGGGCTACTACCCTGAAGACACGCCAGTTATCATGTACGACCCAGGATTTATTGACGGTGTTCTTATTGGCGCTTGGGACCAAGTGTTTAGCATGATTAAAGACAATCGTATCTTGCCATTTTAGAAAGGAATAACAATGGATAAAACAATTAAATTAGATCTATCTGCTATCGGTGAAGGAAGTTTACAAGAAAAAGTAGACAAAGAACTTGAAAAAATCTTTGATAATATTCTTGATCCAAACACCGAAAGCAAACCAGCGCGTAAGTTAACGATTACGCTCACAATGAAAGCTGACGAAAGTCGTCAAACGGTTAGCACAGCAATGGAAGTGAAATCAACACTAGCACCTCAAAAAGGAACGGCTACGACAGTTCTTGTTGGTCAGAAAGACGGTAAAGTCTATGCTAATGAGTTACTTAGTAGCATGCCTGGTCAAACTTACTTTGATAATGAAGCAGTTTTGCGCACTGACATTGGCGAACCAATCGAAGCGCTAGAAAAAGGCATTAATGAAGATGTCATTGATTTCAATAAACAGAAAGCAGGTAATTAATTATGTCAGAAAACATTAAAGAAGCTATTGCATACGGCGTTGAGTTAGCAAGCCGTGAAGAAAAAATCATCACAGTTGATGACAAACACTACTATGATGACTCAAAAGCTAATCTTGTTGAGCTTGAACCGAAACTTTATCCAGATGTACTTGAATTATGCACGCTTGATAGTTTAGTCGACTACCTTAAATCAGGACTTAACAACACTAGCTATCAACGTTTAATGGTTATTGTGGAAAGTCCAACTCAAGTGTCTGTCTATACTGAAGATGATGAAAAAGCAGTACGTACACGTCTTGTTAGCGTTGAAGCACGTATCCCAAGTATTCAATACGGTTACTACATGTCATCAACTGACTTCAACGTTTACCTACAATCTAAATTTGAAGATACAGATGACCGCGACGTTGTTTTGAATTTTGCAAGTGCGCTTAAAATTGACAATGGTTCAGAAATTGTTGATAACGGTGTTAGCCAAACAACGACTGTTAAAACTGGAGTAGCTAACTTAGCAAAAGCTAAAGCACCAAACCCAGTCATGCTACGTCCATACCGCACATTTGCAGAGGTGGAACAACCAGCTAGCCAATTTGTATTTCGTATCGATAAAAATGCAGAAATGGCACTATTTAGCGCAGATGGTGGTAAATGGCGCTTAGATGCAATCAACAACGTTGCTAACTACTTGAAAGCACAACTTGCAGAGCAAGGCAATATTACAATTTTAGCTTAATCAAAAAGGAGAAATTAACATGACACAATTTAACAATAACTTTGACCATGAATTAGGGTGGGATGATGAAATTACCACAGACCCCAAAGAATTCGTACAGCTCACGCCTGGTGACTACCAATTCACAGTCACTAACTTAGAACGTGGACGTCACACACCAAACCCACAAAAGCCAGGAAAACTTCCAGCATGTAATAAAGCAACACTTACCCTTCAAATTGAAACAGCAGAAGGTATTGCACAATTAACACACAACTTATTCTTGCACACGTCAACAGAAGGTACGCTATCAGCGTTCTTTGGCGCAATCGGTCAAAAGAAACACGGTGAACCACTTCGTATGAATTGGAATAGTGTCATTGGCGCAAAAGGTGTTTGCCGAGTAAACAAACGTAAAGGTACTGCTCAATATGCCGACCGTGAATATGACAATATTAGAGCCATGATTTACGCTGACGACGTTGATTGGACAAAAGTGTTGAACGCAAACGTACAACCGCAACAGCCAACTTATCAACAACCAGCACAAAATTATCAAACAACACCACAACCTCAACAATACCCACAACAACCACAACAACCACAAACACCGCAACAACCTGCAGGTTTTCAAGCTGGGCAATTTTAAGAGGTAGCTAACAATGAAAACAAGAAAATTAAAGAATGATTTAACTGGTCAGACTTTTGGTTTTCTAAAGGTATTACGCCGTTCCGAAGATGTTGGGAACGGTCGTAAGCCTGTTGTTAAGTTTGTCTGCGAGTGCAAATGCGGAAAAACTATTCATGTTAAATCAGATTCCTTACTATCTGGTCACACAGTAAGTTGTGGATGTAAAAAAGTAAAACATGGATTTTCACACAAGGAGCGTTTATACCAAACATGGCTTAATATGCGTCAAAGATGTAATAATCCTAATCGTCCAGATTTTGCAAGATATGGTGATAGAGGGGTAAAGATTTGTGGCGAATGGCAGGATTATTCAAAATTCAGAGAATGGTCATTATCACACGGATATGCCGACAACTTATCGATTGACCGCATTGATGTTAATGGTAATTATGAACCCTCTAATTGCAGGTGGGTAGATAACTATATTCAAGCAAACAACACTCGTAAAAATCATTTGATTACATTTGAAGGCAAAACTTATACAATGGCAGAACTTGCCAGAAAGCTAGGGGTATCTTATGCAGCATTACAGCACAGAGTAGAGCGAGGTTGGACGATTGATAGAATCGTCAACACACCTCAAAGGAGTTGGTGAAATGGAATTACGAAGCTATCAGCAAGAAAGTATTGACTCTATTTTGTCAGAATGGGAGCAAGGTCATAAAAGAACGTTATTAGTTTTGCCAACAGGGTGTGGGAAAACCGTAGTCTTTACTAAGTTAACCGAGGAATTGGTTAGGCAAGGAAAACGTGTTCTTATTTTAGCTCACCGCTCGGAATTGCTAGAACAAGCAGCAGATAAATTAAAAAAAGTTACTGGGCTTGGTGCCTCGGTCGAAAAAGCTGAGCAGACTTCGCAAGGGTCATGGTATCGTGTAACTGTTGGTAGTGTCCAAACGCTTCAAAGAGATAAACGACTTGAACAATTTCCAAAAGATTATTGGGATGTCATTATTGTAGACGAAGCGCACCATATTTTAGCTGATGGTTACCAAAAAGTAATGAATTACTTTGATTGCGCAGATGTATTGGGAGTTACAGCTACAGCTGACAGATCTGATCGTCGCAATCTAGGCGAATATTTCGATAGTCTCGCTTATGAATATTCGATTGTTGACGCAATCAAATCTGGCTATTTATCAAAGATTACAGCAGTTACTATCCCGTTGACGTTGGATTTATCAAGTGTTAGTCAACAAGCTGGTGATTTCAAGGCTAGCGAAGTTGGAACAGCGTTAGATCCATATTTGGAACAAATCGCAGATGAAATGGTTAAGCAATGTTCAGACAGGAAAACAGTTGTATTCTTACCATTGGTAAAGACGTCTAAGAAATTCCGTGACATTTTAAACAAGAAGGGCTTTAAAGCTGCTGAAGTGAATGGCGAGTCAGAAGACCGTGCGGAAATTTTAGCTGACTTTGACGAAGGTAAATACAATGTTTTGTGTAATTCAATGTTACTGACTGAAGGCTGGGATTGTCCGAGCGTTGACTGCGTTGTGGTGCTTAGACCGACAAAGGTTAGAGCGCTGTATAGTCAAATGGTAGGACGTGGCACGCGCTTAGCAGAAGGTAAAGAGAATTTGTTGATTCTGGATTTTCTTTGGCATACAGAACGCCACGAACTATGCCGACCAGCACATCTAATCACAGACAGCCCAGAAGTGGCTAAGAAAATGGTTGAAAACATGGCTGAACAGACGAACCAACAATTTGAATTGCTGGAAGCTGAAGAAACAGCTAGCAAGGACGTTGTGGCTGAACGTGAAGAAGCACTTGCAAAACAATTGTCAGAAATGCGCAAGCGTAAACGTCGATTAGTTGACCCACTGCAATTTGAAATGTCTATCCAAGCTGAAGACTTAGCAGACTACGTGCCAGCCTTTGGAATTGAGATGACACCACCAACAGACAAGCAGTTAAAAGCGTTAGAGAAGTTCGGCATCTTTACAGATGACATTGGTAATTTTGGTAAGGCTAGCAAATTGTTAGACCGACTTAAAAAACGTCAAACAGAAGGCCTTACAACACCTAAACAAATTCGATTATTAGAACGCTACGGTTTTAAGAATGTTGGTATGTGGACATTTGACGGCGCAAGTAGTCTAATCAATCGTATTGCAGCTAATGGTTGGCGTGTTCCTCGTGGTATTCGACCAGCGGAATTTAAACCAGAATAAGAAAGGATAAACATGGCAGAGAGAGATTTTGACCTGCTACCATTGCTAGATTATATCAATCCTGCCATGGTAGACTATGCAACTTGGTGCCAAATTGGTATGGCTTTGAAACATGAAGGTTACACGGCTATGGACTGGGATAACTGGTCACAAGCTGATACACGTTATAAACGTGGAGAGTGTTTCAAAAAATGGGATACTTTCAACGAAGAAGCAGGTAGTGTCGTAACAGGAGCTACTATCACGCAACTAGCAAAGGATAATGGCTGGCAACCTGCGTCAAGTGGTCGCGGTGATTTCCATGAGCTAGATTGGGAAGACACCATTGACCGTGACTATCAAATCGTTGATAAGAATTGGATTGAGTCAAAAGAAATCAGAGAGCCATTAAATTGGCAACCTGCACAAGATTTGATTAGATATCTAGAAACCTTGTTTGATTCAACGGATCTAGTCGGCTATGTGACTGCTACCTATCCAATTGAAACAGACAATGGCACGATTTATAAGCCAACACAAGGGAATTTTGACAGGACAGCTGGTGAGCTTATCCAGTTGTTGCAAAAGACAACTGACGATATTGGAGCTGTCTTTGGTGATTATAAGGAAGAAGCTGGGGCGTGGATTCGTTTCAATCCACTTGACGGGAAAGGCGTTAAAAACGACAACGTCACAGATTATCGTTACGCACTCGTTGAATCAGATACATTAGACATCGGTAAGCAATATGCGCTGTTTAAAGAGCTTGAACTACCAATTGCAACACTCGTTCATTCTGGTAAAAAATCATTACATGCAGTCGTGAAAGTAGATGCGCGTGATTATCAAGAATACCGTAAACGCGTTGATTATATCTACCAAATCTGTAAGAAAAACGGTCTTGATATTGACACGCAAAACCGCAATCCAAGTCGTCTATCACGCATGCCTGGTGTGACACGAAACGGACACAAACAATTTTTGATTGACACCAACATTGGTAAAGCAAATTATGATGAATGGTATCAGTGGGTCGAAGATTTAAACGACGACTTACCAGACCCTGAAGGACTGTTAGACAGCTGGAACGACATGCCAGACTTAGCACCAGAGCTTATCCATGGAGTGTTGCGTCAAGGGCATAAGATGTTGATTGCTGGTCCGTCTAAAGCTGGGAAATCATTTGCCTTGATTGAACTATCAATTGCGATTGCAGAGGGAAGCAAGTGGTTAGGTTGGCAATGTGAACAAGGACGTGTCTTATATGTCAATCTAGAACTTGATAGACCGTCAGCGCTACACCGTTTTAAAGATGTGTATGAAGCTATGGGACTTCAAGCAAATAATGTTCAAAATATCGACGTCTGGAATCTTCGCGGTAAGACCGTTCCAATGGATAAACTAGCGCCGAAGCTAATCAGACGGTCGCTTAAAAAGAATTATCAAGCAGTTATCATTGACCCGATTTATAAGGTGCTGACTGGGGATGAGAACAGCGCAGACCAAATGGCGCACTTTACTAACCAGTTTGACAAAGTAGCCACTGAGTTAGGTTGTAGTGTGATTTACTGTCACCACCACAGTAAAGGTGCTCAAGGCGGCAAGAAATCAATGGACCGTGCTAGCGGTTCGGGAGTGTTTGCTCGTGACCCAGACGCACTTATTGACTTAGTCGAACTTGAACTAAACGACAATCTGATTAAACAGCGTACTGACAAAGCGAAATGCGACGTGTTTAAACGTGCTATCCAAGAAAAGAACTTAGATTATTACCAACACGAAATCACACTTGATGATTTGCAAAGTGTCGCACAAATGAGCAAACATTTTGACAAAGCACTTGATGACATCATGGTTAGAAAGCCCTACTTGCACGAAATCCAACAAGTAGAAGAATCTATCAAGATTGCCACAGCATGGCGTGTTGAAGGGACGCTTCGTGAGTTTGCGAAATTCCCACCAGTCAATATGTGGTTCAGCTATCCAGTGCATGATGTGGATACAACGGGTGTTCTTGCAGATATTCAATTGGAAGACGATAAGCCCCTTTGGCAAAAAGCAAAAGAATCACGAAAAAGTAAAGAACAAAACTTAAAAGAACGAAACCAAAAATTAGAGACAGCTTACAACGCTTTATTTGATGGTTCAGCTCCAGTTACTGTTCAAGAAATTCGTGAATATTTAGATTTAAAATCAAACAAAAGTGTAGAAAATTATATCAAAGAGCACAACGGTTTTGATGTTAAAAAAGGAATTGTATTCCAAGTTTCAGTAAACCAAGAAGTGGAAAAGAAAGAAAAAAACTAGAAGAATTCTAAAGAAAAATCTTGTTATTTTCTTTTCTTAAATCGGAAAAATACTAGTTATTTTCTTTTCTTGTTAATTTTAGAAAAATCGGAAAAATACTAGTTATTTTCTTGAAAAAATATCGCTATAACTCTTCCAGAGTTATTAAAAGTGTTTTTCCTTCGTCAAAAGTCAAAGAGAAAAGGAAAAGGGGCTGTAAGCTCTGCCCCTTTATCCTTTGTCTCATCTTTGACAAAGCGCGTGAAAAACAACTATAAATCAAAAAGTAGAAAAATGAGGTTGAAGAATGAATAAACAAGAAGTGATTGAAAAGATTGAAAACGAAAGAACTAATTGTGACGATACAATTTGGGGTGGTGCTTATGATGAAGCTATAGATGATACGTTAGCTATTGTCCGTCAACTTAACGAGCCAGAAAAGCCAGTAGTACCGCAATTTGTGGCAGACTTCTATGAGTCAATCAAAGATGATTTTGAAGATAAGTTGTATGACCTATGTGTTCAACATGATAACGACAGCGATGAATTGAGCAGAGAGGTCTGGGACTGGCTTGTTTGTATAGCAAATAAACCAATTGAGACACTTGTTAAAATGAAACTTTATGGCTATGAAGTTGAGAAAGAGAAGTTGTATATAGCTAAGAACAAGATAACCAATTCTTATCTTGGAAAGAATGGCGGCTGGAGTCATTACGGACGTGCATGTAGTCCAGAAATTATAAAGCACTCTAAGAGCACTTGGAGATCACTTGGTGTGTGGGATAATGACTTATACGAAATTACAGAGGTAAAAGATGATTGAATTCTTTATCCCAATGAAGAAAATTCCAACAGTTACTCACCAGCAAAAGAAAGTTCGTGTTATACATGGTAAGCCACAATTCTATGAGCCAGACCAACTAATGGAAACGCGGGCAATGTTCATGGAATTGTTAGCACCATATGCACCAGATGAACCGCTAGACGGTCCGTTGAGGTTGACGACTAAATGGCTATTTCCAAAAATCAAAGGTACGACTAACGGTCAGTACAAGCATACAAAGCCTGATACAGATAATATTGTTAAGCTGCTAAAAGATTGCATGGAAAGAACGGGATTTTATGTCAATGATTCAAGAGTAGCTAGTGAGGTGATTGAAAAATTCTGGGCTGACACAGTAGGAATATATGTGAGGTTAGAAAACTTATGAGTAAACATATGAATAACTTAAGAGCTAAGCACGCTGTGACGTTTTCAGAACACCACACAGAAAATGCACTAGAAACCTTAGATGCGTTCATTGCGTGGACGAAAGAAAAGCAGCTTAAAAGCTATCTTGAGATTGCTAAATTGCTGTATGTGCCACCAAATGAGGTACAAAAATTACTAACACGAGCCAAATTGCCAGATGAGCGTATTGAAAAGCGAATGAAAGAGGTTATGCGTCATGAAGATTGATTATATTGATTTCTTTCAAAATGAAGTCACAGCATGGATGATGGCTAGCAATATGAAATCACAAGAAGTTGGTTTTGGAAGTCTCGCTTACTGGGAATGGGCTAATCAGTCCATTGTGGCTATCTGCGAGAAATACGGTAATGATGAATTGGTTAACGGTCAGTTTCACTTAATCTGGGACTGGTTAGATAAACAAGCGAAAGGAGTAGGCAATAATGATTGATTTCATGTGGTTAGTAATACAATTAATATTCAGCTTAGTGTGTATTACAGCACTTATATTTCTTTTAATTTTATGTATTTGGTGCATCATTGCAACAGTCAAATTCATTATTAAAAATTTTTAGAAAGATGAGCTATGACCTTAGTTTTGATAGCTGGACTAAGTGAGCGACTCCATTAATAATTAATTTCTAGTGGTAATTCGGTAGCAATGCAGTTCTAAGCTGAATGAGTGAGTGCAACTCTCACTCTTGCATTAGACTGGTAACTAAAAATTAAAAAAGAAAGTAGGTTCAATGATGACTGTTTGCCAGTCGACAGTCTAGAACTCCTTTGTATTTTCCAGATTTTTTAAAATAATCATTCGGTGCCTATGATGGTCTTGAGCGTGATTCGATTTCACGCATAGGCATAACCCGAAATATTTTATATGGTTTTGTGAGGTGAAAAAAACTCCTTCTTACACAAATTAGTATATTCGCTAGTGAAGTTTATCGGGTTACTTGCTAGCAACATAGCGAAATCAAAAATAGAAAAGAGGAACTCCTTAAAATCTTTCTGTATTAAATCAATCTAACGCTAATTATCGCTAGTTAGTTATTATGCAAGGCGCTGCTATATTTCCTCATGGTAATTCAATGTTTGGGTCGTGCGCCTGCCCGTTTTGTGGAAACACAAAAAGCCCCTGCACACGCAAGGACCTAAGATATATATAAATGACATTTATATTATATCATAAAGGAGCTGTGAAGTAGTGGGAAAATTGAGTAATTCACAATTAAAAGCACTTGATGAGCTATTGTTTGATTATGTGAGCATTGACCATAAGATTGCTGTGAGAAAGCTAGAAATTAGTGACGTTCCAAATATAGACGAAAATGTGGTGGGTGGACAATCTAACGTTGTGTCTAAGCCGACTGAGAATTTAGTTGCTAAATGGGATAGTGATCAGCGGTTAAATAGTCTGTACGCTCAGAAACACGCAGTTGAAAGCACATTAAGCACGTTAGATGACGACATGACTAAAATATTTTGGCTGCGTTGGTCTAGAGGGAGCGTCAATACCTGGGAAGAAATCGCAGACAAAATGGCTTATGACCGAAGCACGATTTACCGCAGACGTCAACGAATTCTAGAAATTTTTGCTGATTTTTATGGCTTTTGTTAAAAGTTGCGACTTTTGCCCCTATTTGTCGCACGAAAAATGCGTTATTATGGTATCATCAAATGTTTATGATAAGGACGGGTTTCTTGAGAGGTCTTACTCGTCCTTATTTTGTTAGGTCCGCAACAGGTCAGGTCACAATGGCTAGAGTTGAAAATAAAAGGTAAAGGGTTAAACATCTTGTGACAGATGCCTAAAAAACGGTACACGATTCAGGTTGAGTGTATTACTGTTTGTCTGTGCAACCTTTTGGACGAACTGTTGGAATATAGTACAAATAGTTAGTACAGCTAGATTTTATGCTAGAGATGCGGGTGCAACTCCCGCTATTCCTCTAACAGTCACACGTTTGTGTGGCTTTTTATTTTGGATTGGAGGTGATGGAAAATCACTAAATTAACTTTAAAACAACAACGTTTTGCAGATGAGTACATCATCTCTGGAAATGCAACGGATGCAGCTGTTAAAGCGGGTTATAGTAAAAATTATGCAAATACAAACGCAAGTAAATTACTACAAAATACTACAATCAAATCTTACATTGATGAAAAACTAGCAGAGTTGCAATCTCAAAAAGTAGCCGACCAGCAAGAAGTCATGGAATACCTGACAGCTGTTATGCGTGGTGAAAAGACTGAACCATTGCTTGTCTTAGACGGTGAGGGTACACAAAAAGTCGTTAACGCTGTTCCACCAGTACAAGCTCGAACTAAAGCTGCTGAATTGCTTGGTAAGCGTTATAGGTTGTTTACTGATAAAGTTGAATTAGACGCAACTGTCGAGCAGGTGGTGTTTGAAGATGACATCAATTAAGCTTTCAAGTTTGATACCACCAAAGTTTCATGATGTCTGGCGTGCTAGTCTCAATCAAAGTATTCTGCATGTTGTGTGTGAGGGCGGACGTGGTTCTGGTAAGTCATCAGATGTTGCACATATTATTATTCAGCTTATTATGCGCTATGCAGTTAACGCTGTGTGTATTCGTAAGACAGATAACACACTTGAACAGTCAGTTTATGAGCAACTAAAATGGGCAATCAGTGAGCAACATGTGACGCATTTGTTTAAATTCAATAAATCACCGTTACGCATTACTTATCTTCCTCGTGGTAATTATATTGTCTTTCGTGGTGCGCAGTATCCAGAGCGTATTAAGTCGTTAAAAGATAGTCAGTTTCCGTTTGCAATTGGTTGGATTGAAGAATTAGCTGAGTTTAAAACTGAAGATGAAGTTAAGACGATTACTAACTCACTCTTACGTGGTGAGCTTGGTAGTGGTCTTTTTTATAAGTTTTTCTACACATACAATCCGCCGAAACGAAAACAAAGCTGGGTTAACAAGAAATATGGCACACAGTTTCAACCAGCGAATACATTCGTTCACCATTCGACCTATCTTGATAATCCTTACATTGCTAAAGAGTTTGTCGAGGAAGCTGAGGCAACCAAAGCTAGAGATGAGCGGCGTTATCGTTGGGAATACCTTGGTGAGGCTATCGGTTCTGGTGTAGTTCCGTTCGATAATTTACGCTTTGAAAGAATACCAGATGATTTAATAGCTAACTTTGACAATATTCGTAACGGTCTTGACTTTGGTTATGCTACTGACCCGCTGGCATTCGTTCGTTGGCATTATGACAAGAAACATAACGGTATATATGCGATTGATGAGTTTTACGGTCAGAAAATCAGCAACCGTCAAGCTGCCAACTGGATTAAATCACGAGGTTATCAGTCAGATAGAATTGGCGCAGATAGTGCTGAACCAAAAAGTATTGCTGAACTGCATGGTGATTTCAATCTGCCAAACGTATATGGTGTCAAGAAAGGTCCTGATTCAGTCGAATTTGGTGAACGTTGGCTTGATGATTTAGATTTTATTTGCATTGACCCAAAACGTACACCGAATATTGCACGAGAATTTGAAAATATTGACTATCAAGTTGACCGTGACGGTAATCCTAAACCAAGACTAGAGGATAAGGATAACCACACGATTGACGCAACAAGATACGCGTTTGCTGACGATATGAGAGCAAACAGCAACACGAGAGAGAAAACTAAGAAAGCAAGTTATTTATTTTGAGGTAACACATGGTAAAATTCCTATCTAAAACCAGGTTTAATCCACACAGTAACGACCAAATTATCATGCTGACTGAGGATTATGAAAGCATTGATTTTGCGTCTCAAAAATGGATTGAACAATTAAAACAATACATCAACACACACAAGCTACAGATTGCGCGTTTGAAAGAGCTTAAACGTTATTATCTAGGCGATAATAACATCAAATACCGTCCTGATAAAACAGACGAGTTTGCGGCTGATAATCGTATTTCAAGTGATTTTGCAAAATACATCACAGTATTTGAACAAGGTTATATGCTTGGCAATCCTGTTAAGTACACGAACGAAGATAAAACATTGCAAGAATTGATTGATACGTTTTCTGAACAAACAAACGAAGCCTATCACAATATCTTGATTAAGACTGACTTGTCTATCTATGGGCGTGCTTATGAGTTGCTAAATCCAGAAGAAGATGAAAACGGTAATGTCGTTTTAAAGCTGTATCATTTGGCACCAGAACAGACGTTTGTTATTTATGATGATACCTACCAACAAAAATCATTATTAGGTGTCAATTATTATGAAGTTGATTATGGTAGTGGTCACCGCAAAATGGTAGTGCGTGTCTATTCAGACAACATGATTTACACGTATGTTGACGATAATCAAAACGAGTTTGGTCTTCGTTTAGTTGATGAACCAGTACAACATTATCTTAAAGGTGTTCCGATCAACGAATTTAAGAATAACGAGGACCGCACAGGCGCTTATGAATCAGTTCTTGATGACATTGACGCTTACGATTTATCACAATCAGAACTAGCCAATTTTCAACAAAACAGCAATGACGCTATCTTGGTAATTACTGGTAATCCTTACACTGGTTCAGATGATAACGATTATCTTGACGACGGTCGTGTCAATCCAAATGGGCGTTTAGGCGTAGCGCTTGGGTTTAAAAAAGCGCAAATTGCTGTACTTGACGATAATCCTAATCCTGGTGGTTCACAACCAGACGCAAAATACTTAGTTAAGCAATATGATTCGGCTGGTGCTGAAGCGTATAAGCAACGTTTAGTTAACGATATTTTACGTTTCACATTCACGCCTGATATATTAGATAACAATTTTAGCGGTATCCAGTCTGGCGAATCTATGAAATACAAACTTATGGCATCAGATAACTACCGCAGCAAACAAGAGCGCTTGTTCAAAAAAGGGCTTATGCGACGGTTACGCTTAGCAGTCAATATTTGGAAAATAAAAGGTAATGATGCAACGAATTACCAAGCCATTAATCAAACCGCTATTATCTTCAGTCCTAACTTGCCACAAAACGAAACGGAACTAACAAATATTGCTAAGTCGCTGTTTGGTGTAGTTAGTGACCAGACAGTTTACGAGTTATTAGAACAAGTAACTGGTATTGATGCAGAAGATGAAATGAAACGTCTGAAGTCTGAAGAACCACAAGAACCAGAGCCAAGAATTGGTGAGGTGACTGCTGATGACGAAGAAGCACAATAATTATTGGCAAAAGCGCAGCAATGATATTATGCGTTATGTTGATAGTACGGACGTTGATATGTTTGCTGAATTGCAAAAGGTTTATGTTGAGCAATCAGCAGAGCTCCAACGTGATTTGTTTGCGTTCGTGACTAAATATGCTGATGATAACAAAATGAGCTATTCTGACGCTCTACAACGCCTTAGAGGTGTCGACCTATCAGATTATCAAGCGAACGCTAAGAAGTACCGTGAACAGGCCGAAAATGACCCAGAATTGCTCAAACGACTTAATGAACAATATGTTAGTTCGAAAGTCACACGATTTGATGCATTGAATCTTGAAATGATTTATAAAATTGGTGTTATGCAAGGCATTATTGAGAAGTCGTTTGAAAACTATTTGAAGTCAACTGCTAAGTATGCTTATAGGAAAGCTATGGGCGACAATAGTGGTGCATTGAACGAACCAGCATTAAAAGAACTTATCAATACGCCTTTCAATGGTCAGAACTATTCGCAGCAAGTTTGGGGCAATACAGATGATTTAGCTAGAGATTTAAGAGATGTTCTTAAACGTGGTTTTATTCGTGGTGATGATGTTCGAAGGATGGCTGGTGAACTTGCTAAGAAGTACAATGTAGCACGTTCACGAGCGCAAACACTTATTAGGACTGATGGTACGGCGATTGTCAATCGTTCAGCCATTAAACGTTATGAAGAATCTGGTTTAGAATTTTATCGTATATCTGTACAGATGGATAACAGGACATCACAGATTTGTAAGAACATTCACAGCGAAGATAAACGTTACCGTATTGATGAGTTTTCGACTGGTGTCACTGCACCGCCTTTTCATTATAATTGTCGGTCCGCTGTTATTCCTGATGAAGAGGAGCTGGACGAAAAATCATTTAAAAATATCGAAAAAGCAAATGTAGATAACTTATTTGAAGATGTATCAAAAATTTGGGACGAAATTTCTCAAGGCGTGGTAGATAGAGATCAAATAAGAAATAGGCTGCAAGATAGGTATGACATAGGTATTTTATCGCCTAAAATTAGTCAATATACGGCATTTAATAATGTTTATATAGACGCAAATAGTTTATCTTCATCATTGAAGTCTCATGGTCAACAGTATACTTTAGATGAATTTAAATTGATTGAAGATGTAATTAAAAAACCTTATTTAGCCCTTGATAATTCTTCAAGGGTGGAAGGCTCACTTCTTCTTTATGCTAAAATCCCTAATAAAGATCGTTTAGTGATGGAAGCAGTTATTATCCCTCGTGATGCAATGATGATGATTCATTTTAACAAAGTGGGTATTAGACAAGAGAAGAAAAATAGGAAAAACAACGAAATACTTTACGAAAAAAGCAAAGAATAGTATAATGTAGGTGAGAAAAGATAGAGGTTGAGAATCTGTCACCAACACGCCGCTTAGCTAGCGGGCCAGAAATGCGGGAGCCTCGACAGTCCCGCCTATCTTATTACTATTTGCGCTTAGAGTTAATCTAGGCGCTTTTTTTGTACCCAAAAAGGAGAAAAAATGTTAATTTTGTGGTTGATATTAAATGCACTAGGCTTATTAGCCTTAGTGATTATTTGTGGTTTTATTGCTATTGCAGTAAAAAGCTTTGTTAAAGAATTAAAAAAATAAAGATATTTTAAGTCGTGTAATACGGCTTTTGATTTTGTCCAAAACTACTCATGACGTTAAAAGGTGAAGGTTATCAGTCTAACTACAGACTTAAAACGGAGGTAGCCAACATGGCAGAAGAAACTAACACTGAAGTAGTTGAAACGGAAACAGTCGACAATCCAGAAACTACCGAAGCAGACAAAACATTCACTCAAGCTGAGCTTAACCACATTGTACAAGAACGTGTTCAACGTGCTGTGGCTAATGCTGAAAAAGAAGCTGAAGACAAAATTAAGCAGGCGCAATCAGAGGGTGAACGTTTAGCGAAAATGACAAAAGATGAACGTGCTAAAGAGGAAGAAGCTAAGCGCTTAGCGGACATTGAAGCTCGTGAAAAAGCAATCGCAGTTAAAGAACTACGCATTGAAACACAAAGTCTTTTGTCAGATGAAGGTTTACCAATTGAATTTCTTGATGTGGTCATGGCAGATACTGCAGAAGCTGTTAAAGACAACATTGCAAGTGTTCGAAAGGTATTTGATGAAGCTGTTGAAAAGCGTGTGAATGAGCGTCTAACACAGGATAAACCACGTCGTGGTTCAACAGCAGGTGCAATGAGTAAAGCTGAAATTATGGCTGTTAAAGACGTAAATGAACGTCAGAAACTCATTGCAGAAAACTTAGAATTATTTAGAAAGGGCTAATTTATGGCTGAAGAAAAATTAACCGTTATGAACGATTTGGGCGAAATTAAATCAATTGATTTCGTTAACAAATTTAGTACTAACATCTCTGAACTTTTGAAATTACTCGGTGTGACACGTAAAGAACCGTTGTCAGCTGATATGAAAATTCGTACTTACAAATGGGAAACAGACATCAACAACACTAATGTTGGTGAAGGTGAAACTATTCCGCTTTCTAAAGTGACTCGTGCACTAGATAAAGAATATCAAGTTGAATGGTTCAAAAAACGTCGTGCTGTTTCTGCTGAAGCTATTGCGCGTCATGGTGCGTCACTAGCAATTGACAAAGCGGACCAACGTGTTATGCGCGAAATCCAAAATGGTATCAAAACTAATTTCTTTACTTTCCTTAAAACAGATCCCACAAAAGTTAAAGGAACAGGTCTTCAAGGTGCATTAGCTCAATCTTGGGGTAAACTGCAAACATTTTCAGAATTTGACGGTGCCCCAATTGTATCATTCGTAAGCTCACTTGACGTAGCTGACTATCTTGGCGATAAAGCGGTCGGTGCAGACGGTTCTAACGTTTTTGGTATGACATTGCTTAAGAACTTCCTAGGCATGCAAAACGTTATTGTATTGCCAAACGTGCCGCAAGGTAAAGTATATTCAACAGCAGTGGAAAACCTTGTACTTGCTTACCTGGACGTGAACAGTTCAGACCTCGGTGGTATGTTTGCCGATTATACTGACGAAACTGGTTTGATTGCTTCAGGTCGTGACCGTAGTCTTAATAACCTTACATATGAGTCAGTATTTTTCGGCGCTCTTAAATTGTTCGCTGAAATTCCTAAAGGTGTTATTGAGGCTACAATCGAGGTACCAGCTGTTTCGACACCAACGGTAGGAGGATAACCTAGATTATGGACAAAGCGTTGATTTTAGAGGAAGTTAAATTATTTAAAGGAATTTCTGATAAAGATACAACGCAGGATAAGTTGATTGAACTAGCAATCAATGAAAGTGTTGACCGTGTTCTTGCTAAGTTGAATGAATTTAGTGAGACTGAATTGGCAGAAGTTCCAAACCGTTTAACTTTCATCATTCGAGATGTAGCTATTAAACGCTACAATCGTTTGAATTCAGAGGGTGCTAGTGCTGATAGCGAAGAAGGTCGTTCGTTTAACTGGGATAAGTATTTAGATGAATACGAAACTACATTAAA